GGGCCAGGGCCAGGGCCAGGGCCAGGGCCAGAACCGCCAACTTATCCATCATCCCGCAATTTTATTTATTATTTGCGAAATCCCTGGTTGCATTTTCTACACTAACATGATACAATAAAACAGGAGGTGAAAGCCGTATGAAAACAGGAAAAGCCCTTAATGCGATTTTAGCTGATATTTGGGACAAGGCGGGGTTTGGTGAGGATATGGAAGAAAGCCTTGCTGTATTGCGCGACAATATCAGCGAAAGAGATGGAATTCTTCACGGTTACGGGGAACCCTGGGACGATGAAGCGGACGAATTCAATTTTACCGCCCTCCCACCCGTAACGCCCGATCCGGCCCCTGGTGAGGATTGGGAGGGAAAGTATAATGAATTGAAATCCCGTTATATCAGCCGGTTCTTTACTGGCGGTGAGGGTGACAACGGCGAAAGCGATACCAACGGGGAAACCACCCCGGAGCAGGTAAAAGCCGGCCAGAACGAGGACATTAAAAACGATGATGAAGGAAAAACCATTGATGAATTGTTTTCCTAAACTAATTAAAAGGAGGTAAATATAATGCCTAGTATTCCTGAGAAGAAAAATTTGACTGCAAGCGCCGCAGATGTTGTAAACAGTATCCGAAGCGAGGTAGGCGGCACGTTTGCCGACCAGGTGCCCGCCGCCATTAACGAAGGGCAGGTACTTTCTGATGGCACCATTGCAACCCGTGAAATGGCCCTGGGAACTTTGCGCCAGATTGGTGACGTTATCACTACATTCCAGCCTTTGGCAAATGCTTTCCTTTCTGCCCTGGTAAACCGTATTGGGAGAGTTATTATCAACTCCAAGATGTACAGCAACCCCTGGGCAGGGTTTAAGCGTGGTTTACTTGAATACGGTGAAACTATCGAAGAACTGTTCGTGAATATTGTACAGGCCCAGGATTTTGACCCGGAAACCGCAGAAAATGAGGTTTTCAAGCGTAAAATTCCCGATGTTCGAAGCGCTTTCCATACTATGAACTATCAGAAATTTTACAAGACTACGGTTAGCAATGACCAGTTGCGCCAGGCGTTTTTGTCCTTTGAGGGTATTTCCGATTTAATCGAGAAGATTGCGGAAGTCCTTTATACGTCTGCTAACTATGATGAATACCTTGTAATGAAATATATGTTGTGCTATGCCATGGAACACGGCGCTTTCCATCCCGTGACCATTGTACAGCCTACCGCCGCCAATTCAAACAGCGTGGTTACTACTCTGAAAGCTACCTCTGAGAAGTTGCAGTTTTTGAGCGCTGATTATAACCAGGCGGGGGTTTATAACCACACTCCCAAAGGTGACCAGTATTTCATTATGACGGCTGATTTCTCTAGTATTGTTGACGTGGAAACCCTGGCTCGTGCTTTTAACATTGATAAAGTTACCCTTATGGGGCATACTGTTATCATTGACCAGTTTACGTTTACCACAAGCGAAACAGCACGGTTGAAGGAACTTTTGGGAACTCAGTACACGGCCTTGATTACTTCTATTTTTGCAGATGTGCCTTGCGTTTGTGTTGACCGAGATTTCTTTATGATTTTCGACAACTTCCAGAATATGACCGAGCAGTATAACGGCGAGGGCCTTTACTGGAATTACTGGCTTCATCAGTGGAAAACTTTTAGCACTTCCCCGTTTGCAAATGCCGTCATTTTCACGGATAAAACACCCGACGTTTCTGCTGTGGCTGTTACTCCCTCTGCGCTGACCATGGGTAAAGGCACAAGCACCCAGTTTACCGCCACGGTAACTAATGCCGGTTTTGCTTCTACTGGGGTAACTTGGAGCATTTTGGGCCAGCAGAGCGCCAACACCCGCATTGACGGGCAGGGGCGGCTTTACATTGCACAGGATGAGAGCGCAACAACAATTACTGTAACTGCAACCAGTGTGTTTGATGCCGGTAAATCTAATAATGCTACCGTAACTGTGAGCGCTTCTTAAACAAAGGAGGGGAATAGGTATGCCGGGAAGTTTTACAAACCCGCCCTATACCCCGCAAAATGAAGTTTATACTTTAATGGGCATTGAACTTTCAAATAATTACCAGGATACCTATTTATTTGAAAGTATCAGTGCCCAAACTTCATTTTTTACGGGGAAAGCAAACGAAAGTGTAGACCATTACACGAATGTAACACCGTTCAAAATTAGTGATGGCTTCATTTTGTTACCTAACACAATAGAGCACTTTAATAGCTATAACTATCTGATGATGAAAAACACAGATATGTATAGCAATAAATGGTACTATGCTTTTATAACTTCATGTGAAATGGTAAACCCAGGAGTAACCCGCATAAATTTTGAATTGGATGTAATACAAACATATCAATTTAACTGGAACTTGCATCAGTGTTTTATTGAAAGGTGCCATGAATTAACAGACAGCCCAGGAAGCAATATTCTTGACGAGGGATTAGAGTTAGGCGAGTATATTATAAATGACGCAAAACAAACAGATAAATTCGACGATTATACAATCTGCGTAGCCTGTACTATGAATAGTACATTAGTAGATACAACAGGAGGATATTTCAATGGACAGTATAGCGGATTAAACATTATTTCTTTTGACAGTGCAAGCAAAGTAAACGACTTTATTTCATCCGCCACAAAAGCTAATAAACTAGATGGCATTGTTGCAATATTTCAAATGCCCTCTAATTTTGTACGCAGTAAAAGCAATTCTCCATCTGCAAGTAGTGCGGCAGATGATGTATATACCTATAATGTAACAAGTTTAACATTAGATGGATACACGCCCAAAAACAAAAAGCTATTAACATATCCTTATAAGTTTTTACACGTCACAAATTTTATGGGAAACAGTGCTGATTATCATTATGAATGGTTTTCAAGCCGCCCACTATACCCCACAACAAACCCTAGGCAAGTAAAATTTGAAATACGTTGTTCTATGGAAATAAACCCTACTGTAAAAATTATTCCTACTAATTATAATGGTATGGACGGAACTTCAATAGGCACTTTAAATAATGTTGACTATGGTTTGACGTTATCCGGTTTCCCTCAATGCTCATGGGTATCCGATACCTATAAAGCCTGGGTTGCCCAGCAGGGCACGGTTTCAGCCTTTGGTATGGATTTTTCTGGGGTTGACCTTGGTTATATGTCCCAGGGTCTAGGAGTGCTGGGAAGTGCGTTATCTCTTAATGTTGGCGGCGTAGCAAGTGGCATTTTAGGTATTGCCCAAACAATGGCAAAGCAAAACGCCACAAAAAGCCTACCGCCCCAGGCGCACGGCGAAAACGCCAACGGCGCACTTTTTCAGTTTGGCCTTAAAGATTTCGGTTTTCAAGATATGAGCATTAGGCAGAGTTACGCAAGAGCAATAGACGGATATTTCGATATGTTCGGATATAGCCATAAACGCACAGAATCCCCCATGTTTTATTTAAATAATAGGCCGTTTTGGAATTACATTAAAACGCAGGGCATTTTAATTAGTGGCAATTTTAATAACAATGTAGCACGGAAACTCGAAAGCATTTTTAATAATGGTGTTAGGTTTTGGCATGGTGATTATATCGGAAATTATAGTCTAAATAATGCCCCGCAGGGAGGTTAAACAATGGGCAAGAAAAAACGCCCCGCCGGTTTGCCAGGTATGCCCCGGCGAATTTGGGCAAGCGCAGAATTAAACAACTATACATTTAATGATTTCTACTTTAGGCTAAAAGCAATCGCCCTATCAAGGTTTAAATGGCTTAATATGCCTGACACTGTAGATATCCGCTTTCTCGAAAGGGCATTATTTGAGCGTGGACAACTAACCTTTTTCAAGGATGAAACATTAGGGTATTTAGCCTTAAACTCTAACCTTGGAGGGCAGTTAAATGTCTATGATATACCGCTTGTACGCCAAGTATATACAAGCAATGGGACATATACCGCACAGTTAAGCCCTATAAACAGTGTAATAATCTGGAACAACTATTTACACACCCCAACAGAAATGACTACCCGCCTTTATGCGTCCCGCCTTTATGAAATTCAGAGGGCTATTGACGTAAATATTAAAGGACAGAAAACACCTAAAGTAATTTTGACCCCACAAAGTCAGCGCCTTACCATGCAAAACCTTTTCATGCAGTATGATGGAAACGAGCCTTTTATTTATGGTGACCCGGATATGCTGACGGAATCTAAAATAAACGTGCTTGACACAACGGCCCCTTATGTGGCAGATAAATTAAATGTACTAAAACATGATTTAATGAACGAATACCTAACCTTCCTGGGAATTGAAAATAGTAACCAAGATAAAAAGGAAAGACTAGTGGCTGATGAAGTAGCCAGTAATTACGGCGCAGTTGAAGCGCAAAGAAACGCTTTTCTTGACAGCAGAAAAGAAGCGTGCAAACAAATTAACTCTATTTTTGGGCTTAATGTAGATGTTCGCTTTAAATCTGATGTACAAACAACCGTAAATGAACCAAACATGGAGGGAGGGGAAAACGATGGCAAAGTATACAACCCAACTGAGGACAATAATTGAATACAACAGCACACCAGGAAAACCAATTACAGACAGGATTAAGGAAGCCGTCCCTAAAATCTTTGATTTTGATTTTCCTATGTGGCTAGAAAGCTATCGTGAAACCCTGGAATATAAAATTTTATTGCATTACTTTTCAAACGAAATCGGTTTTGAAACGGTGGGGTTGTGGAAACTGTATTTAAATCAGCGCTTAAATGAAATCATGCCGTATTATAATGATGTTTACTTGACCACTACAGACAAATTTAGTAGTGCTTACGACATGGACGTAACAGAAACATTACAGCGCACTTTGACAGGGGCCGACAACACCAGTACAGAAGTAAACGGGGAAAGCACAGACACCACGACAACAACCGCAACGGACAACACACAGCAATTAAATAGTAATTACCCGCAAGCACAAGTTGAAGGTAACCAAAATAATCTATTTTACGGAACTACCGGCACAAATGAGGATGCAACTAGCAACAGCAACACGCAAAATCAAGGCACAAATAAAACCAACAGCAAAAGCCAAGGAAATTCTCAGACAACCGAACAGCACACGATACAAAGAAAAGGTATCACTGGAAGCCGCACCCCGTGGGAAATTGCGCAAAGTTACCGTAACAGCATTATAAATATTGATGTACAAGTAATCAATGCTTTAAAAGATTTATTTATGATGATTTATTAAGGGAGGTTTATATCATGGGCTATAATAATTGTAGTGATTTCCGTTTCTGGTGCCAAAAGGTGCTACCCCTTGTATATGATGAATCTTTGTCATATTATGAGGTGCTTTGCAAGTTAACGGAATATATAGTAAAAATGTTTGAAACGCAGGAATCTTTTCAAGAAAATCTAGATAAACTTGGATTACGTCAAGAACAAGTTGAGCAAGATTTTTCTACACTGAAAGAAACTGTTACAGAACAGCTTAACCAAATGCAAAACCTACTCAACGATATTAGGGACGGTAAATACGCAGACCTTTATATTGATAGTTTGCAAGCATACATTGACCAGAACTTGCAAAACATGGTAAAGGGTATTGTGTCTTATGTTTCTTTCGGCTTAACTGCTAACGGGTATTTTGCCGCTTATATTCCCCCTTCCTGGGATTTCCTGGGGTTTGATACTGTCCCCTATGAGGAGCCTTTAGCAGGGCATTTGGTATTGCAATGGTAAATACTTTATGCTATAATGGAGGTGAAAAAGATGGAGGAAAAAACCTGGAACCAATTCTTACTAATTGAAGATATTGTAAATTTATATAATAGTGGTGTTGCCCCCGGTTTTTGCTATCTTGCCAACACCACAAGAGAGGAGTTAGGACTAAATGGGTAATGTATACGTAGGTTTTCGCTATGTGCCCCTTTTTTGTGGCGTGTGGGATAACTCAAAAGAATATGAAGCCCTCAGTGTTGTAACCCATAACGACGGCGGGTATACCTCAAATAAACCTGTACCAGCAGGAATAGAACCGGGTACAGATAACGGGGAATACTGGGCATATACGTATAGAGCAGGCGGCGAAGCTAGTGCAATAGAGTGGGACAACGTACAGAATAAACCATCCACCTACCCCACCACATGGGAAAAAGTGGACGGAAAGCCCAATGTTTTCCCCACTAACTGGGAAAATGTGGACGGAAAGCCCAATGTTTTCCCCACTAACTGGGAAAATATTGAAGATATACCCGCAAACTTTCCCCCGTCAACACATGATCATAGCATAGCCAATATTAACGGATTAAGTACAGAACTAGAAGAACTGACAAACGATATTTCGGGATTAACAGGGACATTACAAACAGTAACTAATAACATAGATACCATATTTACAAATATTGCTTCACTGTCAAATAGTGTAAATGACAAAATGAACAGCCCTACAAATAATGGTTCTAGTACGTCCTATTTCTTGAGATGGTCAAACGCTAATCAAGGAACATGGG